TTATCCCCCCACTAAGTCATACATAATTTTAAGGTTGCGGATCGGCAAGTTAGTGGCAGTGGCGCCGGATAGTGTACCGAATAAATAGATAGGCTCAAGACTGTGTACGTAAAATCGCCCCTGGTAAGAGAAGTACGTGTCATATTGCTGAGGTGTGTTAGGTTGTATTAATCGCGTACCACCAACAACAGAAGATACGACAGTACCGAGCGGAGTTGAATAATCATACATCGGTATGCCGGACTCTCCTCCGTACCATGCGTCATAAAGCGTATGATTATTTCCGATTTTTCTCGTCATGGCCATATTGATTACGGGAGAAACTACTGTATTAGACGCAAATCTCTGTTGTACTTCACAGGAAACCTTTACCTCCCCTAAAGCTTCGGGAATGAATTTGGCCAATAATACGTAGGATTGGTTATTTGGGATCATCACCTCTTCTGCCACCTGAAGTCTCACATTATCGCTGGCAACGGAAACTTTACTTTTCCCCACAGACTTCCACCCCGTTCCATCAAAAAATTCAAGGTCTCCAGAATTTATTCGAACATCTGAATTCGTTAATAATCTTTGCCAACCAGTCCATACACCTCCGAATCTTGTTCGCATATAAATTCCAGTTCCCGGTTCTGTCAAGGCATATGGGATAGCTAACTGGGTAATATTACCGGAACCTGTTTTAGTTGAATACTCAAAGTTAAAAGGATAAAAATATGCTATTGTATTAACTGGGCCATTCGCTACGTTACCTCTTAGTAGTGTCTGCCCCGCGCCTGGTTTCGTATTTGTTACGTCATTCCAATCCCAAGTCCCCTCCGTAGTTTTTGCCCCGAATTTATCATCAACATATCTCTTCCTAACTGAATGTGAGTCTAACGTAGGGTCACCGGGCAAGGCTAGCAGACCGGTTAATGTGTCCCCCGCTTTATTTATTTTTGCAGTAAGGGCATTTGTCATGGTTGTTGCAAAATTAGGATCATTCCCCAAAGCAGTCGCTAATTCCAAAAGGGTATCCAATGCAGCCGGAGCGCCGTTTACCAGATTCGTAATTGCTGTATTAATTGCCGCTTCAACCGAGCCTTTGTTTGCAATTTCGTCGTCTGCGGTTGGATTGGCAATTTTTGCTCTGCCTTGTGCATCTCGCTTAACGAGAGAGTCTGGTATTGCAGCCGCTGCACCCTCAATTTCATCTGCTAGTTCGTTAATCTCTTGCCCAATCTGATTCAAATCTGCAGGTTGCACGACTTCATTCATCTGCCAATCTATTTTAGCCATTAAGCTACTACCTCCTTAGCCTCAACTGTTTGTAGCATCTTTGTATCAGATGTAATCGGAACATTCACGACGTCCGTAGTAACCAGCCTATTAACCGAATCCTTCAACTCGATCAACGTGATAAGAGATACATCAGCTACCGGTACAATATAGTTAAGGGCAACCATTCCATCTTCAACCACTCTTGCGGTAAACGAATTGATTTCATAGTTTCCATTAAGCACGACCTTCGCGATTCGAGTATTCACATACTCTGCAACGTCATGCAGAAACTGTGTGTCGATCATACGACAACCTCCTCAGGTCCCATCGTAGCGAACGCCCCCGCTCCGAGCTGCCACCATCCCAACTTGTAATTCCACGAAATTTTCTGCAAGGAGATATGCGCCTCCAACCCGATCGTCGCGGCGGTTGATGTCTCCTGCTGATAGATTAAGTTCGCTGGTTTAATTGTCTGGATCGTGTACTGTACTTCACGGAAGATATTCGCATTCTGGATGTTTGTCGTTACGTACATAATAAACTGCTCTAGGTCCACAGAAACGATTGTCAACCCCGGCCCAATGAGCCGATCCAACCTTTGCTGCAAATATCGCAGAGTGAAAGGCGGCTTGGTCGAATAACGGTTAACGATGCGGCGACGGCGAAAGTCGAGCGATTCAACGGACGGATCGGCCTGGATGCCCAGCATACTTTCCCGTCGTTTGACCGCCTCTATCCCGGAGGTCAAGACAAATTGATTGCTGAATAACTGGTCGACCGAGCCGGCGGCAAGCTGCAGCTCCTTATCTTCCGCTTTGGCCAACTCCACAAAATCTTCGATGTCCGAATAGAATGTTGGCCAATACTCTTGAATCGGCTTACTCATGGATTACCACCGCCCCCAGCACTGGGATTTCGTCCGCCGCAAACATTAGATTCGAAGCAGCGCTGTTAATTTTGGTGTCGGTCACATCCTCCACTCCCTGCACAGTGAGCATGCGCGCGTCTATCTGTGCCGTTCGGACGATGAGTTGCTGCTCGTTAGACCAATTCTGCCGCAATGCAAGCAGATAAGCTTCAATCATTGCCTGTATGTCTGCTTGCACCTGAGCAGGCGTCACGCCGCTGGCCAGCGTCAATGTCGTCTCCACGTTGACCAATACATCGGTTACACCCGAAATCGTCACCTCATGTCCAATCGGGGCCTGCCCAAAACCTTGTCCGCCATTAACTATCGGATCCATGATCGACTGCACCTCGTCGATCAACGTCGACGACGGAGGCGTCCAGTCTGCCGCGATGATAGCACATTTGACGGTGCCTCCTCCCTGCCAGACGGGGTAAACCTTGGTCGCGCCGACGCCCGGAATAGCGTTGATCCGCTGCTTGTAATCCGCGACGTTGCCGCCAAAAGCCGGTTCATTAACGGCAGCGTAAAACCGTTTCCGTAGCGCATCGTCCGCTTCCTCGTCCTCGCCTGGCACCAATACCTCAGCCAACACTGCACGGGTCAGGCCGGGTACGTAATCAATAGGCAAAAGTGCGCCAAACTGTTCGTTACCGACGGCCCCCAGCGTTTCGCAGACCATTTTATAAACACCGACGCCGAGACGTCCCTCGATCACATAGGTTAGATTCCCGATGGAATACCGACCAGTAAGAGGAACGTCCATAAGCGCATTGCTCGAATTATAAAACATTCCCTTCCTTTCGGCGGGCGTTGCCATGGCTCGGCTAACGCCGAATTCGGCCGTCTTGCGACTCAAATATTCCCCGCTGGCCGTATCTACGAATGAGAGATTGTAGTTAACATCCAGCTCGATATACATTTGCGCCAACTCGGCCGCTGCCGGTGCGCAAGCATCGTAAATCACGCTGCCCTCACGCTTATCGAGGGTATCCGAAACTCGGGAGAGCATCCGCTGCAAAATAAAATCAAAGGTCATATGCTCATGCATTTAAGCTCACCTCCTGCTCAAAACTGCCGTACATCGTCGCCACAGTAAACCGGATCAAAATCTGATCGCTATCGACTAAGGCCTCCACATTTTCAACCGAGTCTATTCGATCATCCGGCAAGAGCGCCTCCTCAATCATCCGAACAGCCTCGGATCGGACAAACAAAGGACTGCTGCCGAGTAGTAACGTCAGCTCATGGCCATAATTCGGACTGTAGATGTCATGCCAGAATCGATTCGTCTGAAAAACCTTGTAAACAGCCTGCTTTATCGCTTCCAGTCCATCCGTTTTCCCGACAACTTTCCCTTTATCAAAATCCAGTCGCCAGGTTAAAGATGGTCGTGGCCCGCTATCCAACGGCTCGTCCAGTAAAGCGGGATCAAACTCCGGGATCATTCGCGCTCACCACCCTATCCAAAATCACATATTGTTGGCCGCCCTGCACGCGCAGCAGCAACACCTTGTCTCCGATTTCAAGCCCGCGACGAATGACGAGCGGCTCCTCTGGCAGCGCCGACTCGGTTGTCTTCGTTGATAATCCGCTCGTACTGTCGTCCACATACCGGTGAGTATGCCGCAGTTGAACCTCGTAGTGCATCAAAGTTTCCGGCACGATTAGGAACTCCGCAGGAAGAGTGAATCGCTGATCGACCTGTATCTGCAACGGTGCTTCTCCTGTTACGCTACCAAACAGAACTGCGGCAGGGTTGCTCGCTGCCATAGCGGCCGTAGATGCCTGTTTGATCGTGCTCAATAAGCCTGCCATCTCTTCTACACCACCCTTAAATCCAGTGACATCGTGTGATCGGCACCGTCAAAGCTATGCGTGCATTCATCCACCAGCAGCGCCTGATCAACCTCGTATTCGGCTATAACGATTCGGACTCGCATGCCAGCCCGTACCCGGACGTCACCTATAGCGCTTATCTTCAGCGACTTTGTTTCGCGATTTTTGATCTTGGCCAAGTTGAGCAGTAGCTCCTCTATCTGCGCCTCGTTCATATCCTCTTTCACGCTTTGATAGTGCTGTAGCAGCCCCCAGCGCTTAATGTTTACACTATCCTTAGCCACGTACAATTCCCGATTGCCGGTCTGGTTATTGTCTTTATACAGCTTGATCTGATTGTATGTGTCGCTGTCGATTGACTTCGTGACCTGATAGTCTGTCATCAGGCTGCCGTCGCCGATAATCAGATCAAGCTGCCCGTTGTCGACATCCCGCAGACAGAGAGCTCCGAAATCGTCATACAGGCAGTAGTCGCGTCCAGTGTTAGCGAAAGTGAGCGTAATCGCCTTACTGATAATATCGATCAGCTTTTGACTGTCCTCAGACATCGTCGGGATGCGATAACCGGTCTCGGCGACAGTTCCAAGCTTTAGCTCAAAATCCTTCGCAATCCGCTGCAGTATTTCGGTTGCCGTTGCACCGACAAATACATAGGTGTCGGTATTCATCAAATATCGGATTTGATCGTAAGCCGTTATTTTGACAGCCTCATCGCGCCCGCCTTCCATACTGAAAATGTATCCATGAAACAACTCGGTTTGACCTACGCGAACACGAACAACATCCCCATTGCTATAGGAAAAATCCCGCAGCTGGTAGAGGGGAGCTCCCTTAATCAAAGTGAAGGATAGACTGCCCGCCTTTCCGATACGCGACGTTTTCCAGGTCAGCCCTTCGGAGATTTCGCTGACATCCCATTCGCTTCCCTGTTTGTTTATGATTTTGACACGGATCATGGCAGCTTCAGCACCTTTCCAATAGGCAGTCGCTTGATCTCTGCGTCAGTAATTCCGTTCAGCTTCTGAATCTCCTTCCAGCGAGCGCCGTTGCCAAGTTGCGTCTGCGCCACCTTCCACAAGCTGTCTCCCGCCGCCATTTTATAGGTTTTCGGATTCTGCTTCTCATTGGGACGTGCGGAGCCGCCTTCTTGCCCCTGACCTGACTGTTCGTCAGTGCCTCGTTGAATCTTGCGAGCAGCATAAAAAACATATTTGCGCAGCTTAAGCGTATATTCGATATCTCCGGTTCCCCCTGGCGTTTCGTTCCAGGTAAACGATTCTATGCTTGCCGGGGTATTAATGTCGTACGTATCGCTAGCAATAATAAACCGAATCGGCCGTTTGGCTCTCAGCCATTTTTCGATCTTGTGAATGTATTCGTCGGGACGCAACAGCTCTTTAGATGTTACAAACGGGTACCTCTGCGTAGGAAAAAGACCGCTGAAACTGTATTCGGCCAGTTTGCGGTCTTTAATCACGTTGATTTCTCCTAGCCCTGCCACTTCGTAGGTTTTGCCTTGACCGGATTCGCTTACTTCAAAAGAGGTCGGATTGATCGGCAGCTCAAGCACTTCAGCTTTGTTGTTGAAACTCAGCTCAACGCCGTATACTTTCATATTGTCGTCCTCCTTTAACCATAAGCAGCGTCTGCAGAAGCAGCAATATCCTGGTTAAGTCTGTCCGTAATCTTCATAATGATCGTATCCATATCGCTCTCATTTCTGATGTGGGTATCCCCGAAAGAAATGCTAGGCGTAAGCGACACGAAGTTCTGAATGTTCTTCATTTCAGCCAACTCGCGCATCATCTTAAGATCTTCGCTGCTGATATCTACGGTATTGTTGATTTTTCCGACTTCGCCAACTTTGCCGATATTCGGCGTCTCGTAGGGGTTCTTACTGTCCCCAAAGCCCTTGAAGGCCTCTGCATCAGTACCTGTCAGATTATCCAGATTAAAATTTTTCAACTTATCGGATATCCCATTTGCCCAGCGCGAACCGGCATCGTAGCCTTCTTTGGCCTCATCAAGTATGGACTTTTTCTCCATCCGCTGTATAACCTTATACCCCTCGGGCATCTCGCCGACCCAATCCGTCATTTTTTCTTGCAGAGAGGTGATGCCTCCGGCAAGATTGGAGCCGAAAACCCAATCGATCGCTTCTGCAACTTTCTTGAGCATATCCAGCGTAGAATTGACGAATTCTGCAAACAATTTCTTCGCGGAATAAACGGGATGATTAAACACGTTAAGAAAAAACTCGGCAAACGCCGCGAATCCGTTATAGATATCCGCAATGATATTATAGATGGCAGCATACAGCCCTCTGAAAAACCCGACGACGGCTCCGACGATTTGTTCGGCGGTCACGCCCATCTGGGTAAGCACATAAATGATCGCAACGATGGCCAGGACAATCAGGACAACCGGCCAGTATACCGCCAACCAAGCCGCAGCCTGCGCAAAAAGCGCCGCGACCTGCGCATAGAGCGCTGCGGTCGTCAGCCAGATTTGAACGATAATATACGCCAGAAGCACGGAACCTAGTAAGACTAAAATAGGCTCTATTACCGGCCAATACGTAACGAAGGCGTTCGCAATCGCTTCAATGCCAGTTACCAAATCCCCAAGGAGAATAGCGGCCGTTTGAATGGCAAGACCGATATTGTTGATAAAAGCAGTACCGACGTCACTGTTCAAGAAATCGTTAATTTGCTCAATAATGGGACCAAAAGCCTGAAGAGCATTGTTTTGCAACTGATTCCGGACGTCAGCGAAGGTGCGGGGCACATCTTCGAATTTCCGGGTAATCTCGTCCGATGCCGCAAACATGGCATTTTTCATGATATCGGCCGTAATCTTGCCTTCCTCAGACAATTCCAGAAGCTCAGCTTGAGAAGTGCCCGTATAATTCGCAATTGCTTGGGCTAGCATCGGAGCATTCTGCATTATGCTTCTAAATTCGTCTCCTTGCAGCTTTCCCGCGACCATCGCTTGGGACATCTGCTGCATGCCTCCCTGCTGATCTTCGGCTGTTGCACCGCTAACCCGGAACGACTTTTGCAGCAGCTCGGTGAAGGTGATGACCTCATCGTTGTTGCCGAAAGTGTCCGAAGCCGTCCCCATTCGGCCAACGGCCTCTGCCATCTCCGTATAGCTGCTCCTGGCTCTCCCGGCCGACGCAAACACTTTCTGTTGAAGCTGGTTTGTTGTCTGCATCCCATCATTGACGAAGTCTAGCTTGGCTCGAATATTCATATACTCATCACTAATTCGCATCGCCGATTCCCAGTCAATGGACGAGAATACCCGCTTAAGCATTCCGTTCCCTCCGCCTTCTTCGCTTGCACCACCTGAGCCACCGCCACCACCCTCTCCCCCTGGAGGCGGGATATTGCGCACGGCCTCCGACAATTGTCTGACTAAATCGATAAGCTGACTAAACAGCGATGTCAGATTACTGTTCAGATGAATCGTGGCGGTAATCGTTCCAATTCGCGATAAAATCTGTAGTCGCAGGGCCGCCGCTCTAACCAAGGCTTGCCTGGTATCCAGATGAACGCTTACACGAATCGGCCGTATAGCAGACGCATTGAGGCTTATGCGGAGGACCGCAGGTTTTTCGATAAGCCTTCTCATACGCTCCAAAGCAACGTTTAAGACGTAGACGCGGCTTGTAACCCGATCCAGTGCTCGAGACAATTGATTCATCATACCAAGCGCTGACGATACGGTTGCCATCATTCTCACCTCCTCTGAAAATACGAATCGTGCTACCTTTTTTTCATTTTCGCCCTTTCGCGACTTTCCTTCTCGATCCGCACCTTGATCATCGCCGTTAGTGCCGCCTTCTTCCTACCATCCAAGGCGGTAAAATCCCACGGCATAAGATGGAACTCATGGAGGGCGTAGTAGGCGATATTCGCCTCCCCATCGCCCTCCTCGATTAGTTTTTTACCTCTTCCACTAACTCTTCCATATCGCGGTCGAAGCCGTTAAGCTCTTGCACCTTGCCGAGAAGAGCCGCGTACTCTCCAGCAAGTAGCATCTTCTTGAGCAGAGTTTCGGCTCCGTGTACGTTATAGGAATTTTGCAGTTCGGCATTCTTCAGATCGGGGTATACCACGCAGGCTGCGGCAATTTTCGCCATATAAACCTCCGGCTTGGTCTCCGGAAGACGCTGGCCGCCTCTTCCTTTTACGTACTGGGTGGAGGCTTTGCGGATCTCCTCATTTTCTTCCTCCGAAAGCGTGCGAAGCTTCCAAGAGATCGGGGCTCCATTGTCATCTTTGAATCGGTCGGAGACGGTAAATTCCTCAATCGTTTCCAGTTGCACGTTTTGTGCGAAAAAAGCCTGCAGACTCATCTTGGTTCTCCTCCTAATTAAGCTCGCTAAATAAATCCGGTAGCTCGTAATCGCTGAAAGTAAACGGAAGCTCCTCTTCCAACATATCATCCGAGGAAGCATCGAACTTGGCGGCGATAATGCTATCAAGGTTGCAGTGAAGCAGTCTAGCCGTCTGTTTACCGGCTCCCGATGTCGGATCCTCGTTGGTGATCTGCAGCTCGAACCAGAAGTCTTTGCCCGTTTTAATATATTCCCACATCAGTTGGCGGAAAATAGAAGTGACGTAATAGACCGTGAGCGTCCCGCTCCCTTTCCAGCCGGCAGAGCGCTGCGGCGTATTCGTACGCCCGAGAATGGGGACATCTACCTTATTCTTTTCAATAGTTGCCTCGATATTTTTGGCGTAGAACAATTCTTCCCTGCGTTCACCAAACGAAACAAAGGCCCTGGCCTGTTTACCGCTGATCGCATCGCTTTCTCTGAAAAATGCCATTGGAATCTCTCCTTACTGAACCGTAATGGTCGTGTAGATTTTTTCAATGCTATCCACTGGCTGAACAGCCAGATCGATTACTGTTACATCTGCCTCTGCGCCTGCCGAAACGGCAATGTCAGTTTGGCTGTTGAAGTTCTGGATCGCGTTGATGTTTTGAAGCGTAGCCAAGTAGTTGACGCATTCGCCTTTAAGCAAATTGCGTCCGTCGGCGTTATTCGGCACCTTGCCGAGATAGAAATTGGAGAAAATGCGAACAAGATCATTGCTCGCAGAATCCAATACGCGAATTACGCGGTTTTTGGAAAACGCCTTACCCTTCTCAGGAGCAAATGAGGTGAGGGAGTTAATATCCTGTTCGACGACCGCCCGTCCGTTGTTCACCGTAAACAAGAACTCTCCAGCTTGTAAAGCCGCAATAATCTGGCTGTTCGTGTATCTGGGGGAAGCATCCACAGCTCCATCATAGGCTGTGTAGGTTAGCGACTCATTGACATCGGCTCCTGCCGTTGCGGCGGCTACCCAACCCGTAACCTGCGCAGCGGAAAGCACAGTACCGTCATCCAGAATGACCCCGTTTTTGACGCTGATAACCCCTTCGTAATCAGCGGACGGATAGTTCTCCAACACGACCTGAATTTTCTTGCCATCTTCGTCTCTCAACCGCTTAACAAAGGAAGCAAAAGCCGCTTTAAGCGCAGTATCCGTCGAAGGCAGTGCAATCGTGTTGAAATCCTGCAGTTCAATCGCCTCAAGATAATCGAGATAATCCTGAAGAGCCGCCGTGTCATTCGAACCTCCGACAAGGGGGACGCCAGCCGCGGCGGCTAGTTCGCCCGTGCCTCCGAACGTAACCCATTCATTGGGAACCAGTCCGGAGATCGTTGAGACCGTCTGAGAATCTACCAGAACTCCTTTCAACAGCGTTTTTACGTCAAACAGGTTTTCGTCATCGACATTCTCCGCGACGGCCACCGCCAGATCGTTCCCGCGAATCCCAGCCCATCTGGCCGTCACCGTTAGGCTGCCGCTGGTTGCTGCTGCTTTCGTGCCCGTATTGACGCGATATACCAGCAACTTGCCGGCACGTTTCAGCGCTTCGCCGATCAGCAATAGCGATTCATCCGTGATCGGGTATCCGAGCTTGTGCAGTGTGTTCTCTCCGGCCTCGATTGTAATCACGCTCTTAGGCTCTCCCCAAGAAAGCACGAGAGGAATCGACACCACACCTCTTTCTCCTACCGACCCTAGAGCTTTCGGAGCGCTTTTGATATTGACGTACACGCCCGGTCTTACTTTGTTTTGAGTGGTCCATGTTCCACTTGCCATAGTTTATTGTGCCTCCCGTTTTAGGTTTTTTTCGAAGATATTGACCGCTTCTTTGACGGTATAAGTCTCATCGTCGCGAAGCAAACCTCTCATCATATCCTTCTCTACTGCCGTAAAATGCTTCGATGCAAGAAGGGCTTCCTTGCTGTGCTTGACCGGCTGAGCACCGGACATTGCTGCCTGCTTATTCATGGGTGAACTCCTCCATTCTGTTCTAGCTTCTGCATCATAGATGCTTCTGCAGGAGGCATCCAGACGAAAAGCTGATAAGTAACGTAGAAAAGAAGAGCCTCGCCTTCTGCCTTGAACTTCATTCCAATTCCTCGTACCGAACGGCCTCCCGCATGAATTTGATTCAAAGACGTCATCAGCCGCTCGGCGATCGTATGCATTTCGTTGAGTCTTCGCTCAGGGTCAGAGTACTGAATGACGAATGGAAGCGTCCAGCGATAACGCCGATCGAGCTCCTGCGTATGTGACGATTCAGCCAGCTTGACCAGAAAATAGGGAAGGCTCGGCTGGTTTATCTCCTCGCTCTCGATTGCAACCTCCGGAAACGCCTCCTCCAGCGCCCCATCGACTGCTCGCCTAAAATCGTTAACAGTTACCTGCAGCTTCATCACCTCCGGGATCTGCGACATCAATTGGCCATGAGTTCGGCCTTTGTAGGAAATGCTCAC